AGTATCTCATTCTAGTCATGTCCATCATTCCACCACCCATAGCTTTTTTTCTTTTCTTCTTGCCACCTGGTGTAACTTTACCTGAACATACTGCTGATGCGTACATGTTTGCGTACGCCGAAGGGTACACTTTGAATTTTCTCTTTGCTGCTGCTTTACCTCTTGGACATAGTTTTGCCATTATGTTTTCCTCACTGCTTTATCCATTGGTGACTTCATTGCTTTAAGTTTTTTAAAATCAGGTTTATCAATTTTTTTCTTGTTACCTGCTAGTTTTGCAATCTTCATTTGTTTTGGTGAAAGTTTTTTTGAACCCATGTCTGCACCACCACCAAATTTTAATTGTTTTCTTCCTTTAGAAGCTGATTCATAAACTCCTGGAGTTAAATCTTTACCTTTTGATATTCCAGATTTTGTAACTGGTTCACCTCTCATTTTTTGAAGTGTTTGTCTTAAATTTTTTACTTCTTTTTTTACACCTTCATTTACTGGACCAAATTTTTTCATTACTTCAGATTTTGCTTTTAATTTAGCTTTTTTAATTTCACCTTCAAGATTTGTAAGTTTTGGTTTTATATATTTAATAGCCTCGCCTCTAGTTGGACCTTGGCCTGATGTTTTTTGTGCAATCTTAGTAATTGCTTTTTGAACAGGTTGAAGAAAAGCTTTTTTTGCTGCGTTGTATACTTTAGACATTATTTTTTGCCTCCGTTTTTAAAAATCTGTGTACCCTTTATACCATAAATACTCGCTACGACAAGGATCCACAAATTTGTGAACCAGCTCGGGAGCTGCTGGAATTGCTCAAAAAACATTTTTATTTTTTCTGCTGCTCCAGGATCGTCGCTGAAAACCCCCCAGGCGATCACCAAAATTGGCGCCGTTAATACGAGCAAAACGAACTCGTCTTTCCAGTCCGATTGTCTAGCTTCTAGTAATTTACCTTGGTATTCGCTCTCACCTTTAGCCATCTTAGAGGCATGCATGTGTTGAGCGTCTGCCATCGCCATCTTTGTTTCTTGTTTTTTCTTATAGATGTGCGTTGCCGCGTTCAAACCCAGCTTTAGTGCGCTAAACCACATAATTTAGTACCAAGTAGCTTCTTTTTTCTTTTCAGCTAACATTCTTTTAGTGCCTCTAACTTTTTCCTTGTCTCCTGTAGGAATATTGTTGAAAGCACCGTCAGCAGTAGTCTTAGATCTTGGATCTATCTCTAAATTCTGCTCTGGAATCGCTATCTGTTTTTCTTTTTTATAGTTCATCATAGTTTTTTACCTTTTTATTAATTATCATCTATCATAACTTGCGCTTGTTGTACACCTTGCTTTGCAAGACTTACTCCAGCACGCAGTTTAGCTAAATCTTCGTTTTGTTCAAGCTTATCTTCTGCAATTTCTTGCGCTTGCATCAATTTTGACCTCTGTAAATCTTGATTTGCTTCATCAGATTGTTTTTTACGTTCATTTTCCATTGCTCTAAGGTCAACTTCACGTGATTTTAGCTTCAATAGAGGGTCAGAATCAAATTGAGAAGTAATTTTCTTCTCTTCTTTCATGTATTCTTCTGTCATTTCAGCAATTAACACCGCTTTTCTTGCTTCAACTTCGTTAGTTATCATTTGTAACTGTTGTTGAGCTTGTGGATTCGTCGCTGCTTGCTGTTGAAGCATCATCATTTGTTGCATTTGCTCTCTAAATTCAAGTTGAACTTGCTCTTGAGCCATAATTGAGATGTGTTCTAGTATATTTTTTTGTATTGCAGCCATAATTGCAGGATTATTTCTTACCATGTTAGTGGACATAAAGTTTAAATGCGCTGTGATGTGTGCTCTGTGGTCTTGACCAGGAAAAGCTTGAAAAGGTTTCATACCCATTGCAGCAATATGTTCTAAACTTGGGTCCATTGGTGCTGGTGGAGCAGGTGGTGGAAGCACTCCATCAATATTTTTTACACCAATTGCATTATACATGTTTCTATAAATTTGATACATGTTATGTAGCTGTGGATTTGATGTAGCAATTTGTAATTGTGTTTGTGCAAGTGTAATTCTCTGACTCATTGAAAAAATATTTGGATCTGCAACAGGTACAATATCTACTCTGTCATCAAAATCCACTTGCTTAATATTTCTTTGACCACCAACAACGTCATATGGATATTCTGGTGGTAAATATTTTGCAACAATATTTGCTAATAATTTAAATTCAGATTTCATTGCTGCGTAACATCTTTTGTGTATTGCAGACATCACACGTGAACCACGTTCTAGAAGTGCAACTGTTGTACCAACTGCAGCTGCTTGGTTACCATCACCTACTTGCATATCAGCAATAGCCGCGAATCTTTGACCAGCTTGTACAACAACACCTAATAAATTTAATAATGTTGGAGATGGTTCTTTGTATGGTAATGGGAAGAAAGCATCTCTTAGATTTCCACCAGGTGCATCGACATCCTTAAATTCACCTGGTTGTATTGGAGATGCTTCATCCCTAACCCTAACTCCTCTTTGTTTAAATCCTGCAGGTAAGTTCGATAAAGTACCAGCGTCTAATAATTGACGGAGAGCCGCCGTTGCCGTACGACTCAAACCGCCAATCATGTGAATGAGTCCAAAGCCATAAAATCCAAGTCCTGGCAGAAATTTGAAGTGGACAAAATATTGGATTTTAGTTTTCTTTAGATCATCGGGCGCATAGTTCCTTCTAATAGAAAGAACTTTCCTACTACCTTCTTCGACTGTTACGATATAAGGTAATTTTATTCCTGTAGGTCCATCAGTTCCTTGATCTTCAAAACCTTCCAGGTCTAAGTTTACGTGACACTCTAACAAAGTATATACAGGCTCGTTCTTACCTGATTTCTTTGTACCTTCTAGTTCACGTTCCTTTTTGTTTAATTCATCATTAACATCTGTACCAGGAGGACCAAGATCTATGTCAGAATAAAATCCCGATACTTGTTGTTTTCTTAATTCGTTTTCAGAAATTTTTATTGTATGAATAACCGCTTCCGCATCGTCTAATGAGGTAGCCGTGTACGGAACGATTAATTCATCTGCTGGTACAAACTTTGATACGGCTCTTCCCATTGTTGTATCGTAGTATACTTTTTTAAAAGTAGAACCAGCTAACGGTAAATGAAATAACATCGAATCAAATTCGGATTCGTATTCTTTCATCTGATCCATAATTAAATAATTCATGTAATCTTTTACACGCTCTGACTGTTGTTCAGTTTGTGGATTTTTAACACCGATAATATCTGTTCTTACAGGTCCATCACTTGGTAATAATTCTTTGTAAGCTTGTGCTTGAAATTGTGTTACTGCTTCTGCTAACACTGGGTGTGTTGCGCCTGATGCACCTTGAAAAGGTTCAGTTCTGTTTTCATATTTGAAACCTAAAAGATCTAAACCAGTTTTGTAACTATTCTCCCATTCTTTTCTTGAAGCTTTGTAGTCCATGTAATTTTGCACCATTTCGTTTCCAATTGGTTCAGTTACATCTTCTGGTAAAATATCTGCTAAGTTATCAAAATGATTTTCTGTTCCAGGTATATTGATTGCGCCTGGTTCAAAGTCAATTGTTGCACCACCATCTTCTTCTGGTACTACTTCGATTGGTCCTTTTTGTTCTGCTTCTTCTTCCTGAACACTAACTTCTTGCTCCATCTCCTCTTCTGAAGGGATATCAAGTTTTGTACGAGTGTTAGGGAGTCCTTTGTCTATTTCTGCCATTTATTACTCCTATATCTTCTTAACACGATTTAATAGACCTTGCAACCCTTGTGAGTTTGGTCCTGATTTTGGTGGTGGGCCTTCATCTACACCAGCTAATTTAGCAATACCACCGCCTGCTCCTCTAAAATGTTCTTTACCTCCACCTTTTCTTCCAGCACCTGTAGACATTCTCATATATTCTTTTAAAGATTTTGTACCACCACTTTTTATGTAATATCTAAAAGCTTTCATCATGTCGGAAAAAGCTTTATCTTCTGCTGATGCAAAATCTATCTCAACAGGTTCTACTAGTTTTCCACTATTGTAACCTGCACGTCCGCCTGTTGCAAATTTATCCTGAGTTCCTAAAATTCCAGGTTCTTGAAAAGCTTGTTTAAATCTTTGTTCTCTATTGTACTTTTCTAATTCTTCTTCCATAACAGTTTTACCTGTAAATGGATCTTGATAGTAATAATTACTCAAAGATCTATCTTGAGGTTTAAATTGACCTTTAGGTAATAGCTCATCTTCTAAATTAGTTCTAACGTCAGCTGGAAGTTCACTTACTGGTTCATATGGACCTAAACTCTTATAAGTAATAGGAGTTAAATCTATTTTTAAAGGTTCAGGTAGATAGTCATCTGAATCAACATTTTCAGCTTGATTTTTTAACCCACTATAACCAAACAAAGGATCAAATTTTTTCTTAGCTCTTCTTGTTGCTATCATCTCATCCATTAAAGCTCTGTTCTCTATTGACTTTGCACTTCTAGGATCTAACACAGAAGGA